CAACACCTGTATATTTAACTAATGCACCTTTTGATATTGTTTCAAGTGTATCTGGCTCATCAAGAACTTATCAAGCAAATGGACATTTACGCAGTATAACAGGTGCTAATGAAACAAACAGACCTACAAAAAATACTCTTTCAATAAGTTTATCAGGTGTTGATCAAACTTATGTGTCAGTTGCCTTAAATGAAAATATTATTAATGCTGATGTGTATTTGTATAGAGGATATCTAGACGCAAACAATGCATTAATATCAGACCCTTTTTTATTATTTTATGGAACGATAGATGAATATAAAATTACAGATAATACTACCACTGCCAATTTAATAATAAGCATTACATCACATTGGGGTAACTTTAGTAAAACATCTGGTCGTACGACTACAGATAATTCACAACAAAGATTTTTTAGTGCTGATAAAGGTATGGAGTTCGCAGCTCTAACTGTTCGTGATATTAAATGGGGTAGGACATGAGCATAAATCAATATTATGCTGAAAAAAAAGATATAATGGATATTTTTAATTTACTTGTTGAATATAAAAAAATTGATTTAGAAGATTGTAATTATCCAGATATTGATCAAGATAAATCACTTAATTTTTTGCATACTATTTTAGCAAAAGGTAAAATAATACTTTTGAAAGATTTAGATAAAAATGAATTGATTGGTTGTTGTTTGTATAACAAATCAGAATATTTTTTTAGTAAAACACAAATAATGGTTATACAAATGTTGTATATAAAACAAAATTATAGGAATTATAATTTAGTAAAACAATTAATAGAGTCAGTAAAAAAACAAGCCGAGAATATGCCTTTAGTTATTTCTATTACTTCTGGTTTAGGTGTTGATCCAGTTTTTAAAATGTTAGGTTTTGAAAATATGGGTTGTAATTGGAGGTTATTATAAATGGGTGGTTTTAATCCTTTTGAGCCAATAATAGATTTTGTTACTGATGTTGTTGATGCAGTCGTTGATATTGTTGAGGATTTTGTTGGTTGGCTATATCCTATGCCAGATATCCCAGACTTTGGGGATATGCAACAAGACCTCAACGCAAAGGGAGTATTAGTAAACAAAATTAGTGCTAATGCTAGTATACCGATAATATATGGTACAAGAAAAGTAGGTGGTAATGTAGTTTTTATTGAAACATCAGGAACTGATAACGAATTTTTGTATATGGCTTTAGTATTATCTGAGGGCGAGATACATGACATCACAAAAATATTTATAAATGACAATGAAGTATCTTGGTCAGGCGATATTGCAGATAATACACAAATCACTGTGGCGAGTAGTGATGCAAATTTTTTTGATACGACTGATAGTGTTAGTTTAATAACATGCGAACCTCATTTTGGAAGCGATAGTCAAAGTGCTTCAAGTTTATTAAGTGGTTTAAGTTCTTGGACATCTAACCATAGATTAAGAGGGCTGGCATATCTTGCTATAAAATTCAAATGGAATGCAGATAAATTTGGTTCGTTACCTACTGTCAATGCAATAGTTCAAGGAAAAAAAATTTACAATCCTAATCTAGATAGCACAAAAACAGGTGGCTCAGGTTCACATAGAGAAGATACAAGTTCTACTTGGGAGTTTTCAGATAACCCTGTTTATCAATTATTAGATTATTTAAGAAATGATAGATACGGTATGGGCATTCCTAATAGTTATTTTGATTCTAACTATGCTGATTGGCAAACTGCTGGTGATGTTTGCGATACAAATATAACACCATTCTCTGGTGCAAGTCAGATTAATCTAATGGATAGTCATACAGTTGTTGATACATCAAAAAAAGCTATTGAAAATGTAAGAGAGTTTGTAAAAGGTTGTCGTGCTTTTTTAAATTTCTCAGCTGGTAAATATAAAATACTTGTAGAGAGTTCTGGTTCTGCTTCTATTACTTTGACTGAAGACAATATTTTAGGTGGCATTACTGTTAGCAGTAAAAATAAAAACTCAAGATACAATAGAGTTATAGTCAATTTTATAAACCCAGATAAAAATTTTATGTCAGATACAGCACAGTTTCCCCCTGTAGATGAAACAGGCATAGCAAGTGCAGATCAACACGCAACCATGAAAACTGCAGATGGTGGTTTATTATTAGAGGGTAGATTTGATTTTCCAATGTTTACTAGTCCATATCAAGCACAAGAAATGGCAGAAATAATACTTAGAAGATCAAGATCAAGTTTAGATGTAACACTGAAAGCTGATGCTACTGCTTTAGAGTTAAGCATAGGCGATATAGTAAATATTACACATGCCACTCCAGGTTTTTCTGCAAAACCATTTAGAGTACAGGGTATGTCAATAAACGCAGATCATACTATTGGATTACAATTATCAGAACATCAAGATAGTTATTATACTTTTGGAACTCAACAAGAAGTAGCTACTATTCCTGATACTACTCTTCCTAATCCATTTAGTATATTACCCCCAGCAAGTGTAAGTTTAGATGATGAATTGATTGAATATGCTGACGGTATAGTAATCACAAGACTAATAATTACAGTAGGTGCATCGCTTGATAATTTTGTTGATAATTATGAAGTCCAAATAAAACAAACAAAAGATCAAAATGGTAACAGTGTTACTGACTCTTTCAGAGAAATAGCAGTAGGTAAAATTTTAGAATATCAACACCTTAATGTTATAGATGCTGCAGAATATCAAGTAAGAGTAAGAGCTGTTAATACTTTAGGTGTCAAATCAACATTTGTATCTGCAACAAGAACGATAGTAGGTGGTGTTGAGGTACCAAGTAATGTTGAAGATTTTGCAGTAGAAATGCACGGACAAGATCACATGAAACTTACATGGACACCACCAAGCAAAGAAAGTGATTTGGATATATCGTTTTATGAAATCAGATATCAAAACACATTATCTGGTGCTAATTGGCTTAATTCCTCTAATCTAGTTAGGTGTCCTCGCAGAAAATGTGATAGTGCTATTGTACCAGCAAGAACAGGTTCATATTTAATAAAAGCTGTAGATAAAAATAGTAATACATCTGCTGAAGCAAGTATTGTCAGCACAAATATTTCAAGCATACAGGCATACACACAAGTTACTACATTTACTGAAACACCTGATGTTTTTACAGCACTTGATAGTATGGATGCTAGTTTTCCTTTAGCTGTAAAAATTGATGATTCTGGGGATACGGTATTAACACTTGATACTGTAACAAATTTTGATGATACCGTTGGTAACTTTGACAGTCCTAGTGGTGATTTTGAACTAGGTGGCACAGATACAACTTCAAATCCAACATTTTTTAATTCAAATCGTGATGCAAAAGGTTTTTACAATTTTACTAACAGTTTATCCTTATCACAAATATATGACGGTAATCTTGAACCCACCATTACTTTAGATGCAGAAAACCCATACGATTTGTTTGATAGTGGTAGAGGTGCTTTAGTTTTTGATTCAGCAAAGGCTCCTTTTGATGGTACAGAACAAATACATGCTTTTCATAGAGTTCAAGTCGCTACTTCAACAACCTCATTGTCTGATTGCACAAACTTTGTAGATATAACGCAATCAGCAACTTTTAAATTTAAGTTTGCAAAGTTTAGATTAAAACTAACAAATGATGATGATCAAACATCAAGCAATGTTAAAAATGTGCAAATAAAATTAAATATGGAAGAGAGAACTATTGGGGAAAGTAATTTAGCAACATCTTCTGGTAGTAAAACTATTACATACGGAAATGCTTTTTTTGCAGTTCCTTCTATCGGTATAGCAGCTCAAAACATGGCAACAGGCGATGTATTCACAATATCCTCAAAGACAGTTTCTGGGTTTACTATTGCTTTTGTTAATAGTAGTGGTGCATCAGTAGATAGAACTTTTGATTATATTGCGAAAGGTTATGGGTTGCAAAGTTAATGAGAAAACGATATAGATAACACATGGCACAAGTATCAGATGTAAGTTTAGCAAACCAAGGTTTCAGTTCATTTAGAACAGAACTCAATAATATTTTGACAGCTTTAAATACGCAACACATTGGAAGCTCGGCTCCAGGCAGTGTAGCAGCTGGCACTTTGTGGGTAGATAACGCAACATCTGGAGTTTTGAAGCTCAAGATGAATGACGGCACCGATAATGTGGAAATTTTACAAATAAATATTACAAGCAATGCTATAAGTAGCAACATGTCAGTTACAGGAACAATTTCAGAAACTGACCCTAATGCGTTGCCACTTGCGATTGCTTTAGGTTAGGAGATTAAATGGCTAATACTTTTAAGGTAAAAACTAATGGGGCAATGCCTGCTTCGGCTGGAACTCCATTAACTTTATACACTGTACCCAGTTCAACAACGACTGTTGTAATTGGTCTTATGCTTTGCAATATTCATACTGCTTCTGTAACTGCTGATGTCCAATTAGTTTCAGATACATCAGATACAGAAACAAATGAAACAGTTTTATTAATAAAAGATGTTACTATTCCAGCGAATACAACACTTGAAGTTTTAACAGGTGGTAAGATTGTTATTCAAGCTACTGACATTTTAAAAATTGATTGTTCAGTAACAGCAAAAATAGATGCAACATTAAGTATATTAGAGATAACATAATATGGGATTTATAGGAGTACAACCAGCTTCAGTTCCTCTAACAGCAAGTGATATTACAAATGATATTATAAATGCTGATAAAATAGCTGACAATTCTATTTCTGAAGAGCATTTAGACCCAACTGTAATAACAGGGTTGAGTGCTTTAGGTGCAGAACCAGCAGATACAGACGAGTTTTTAATTAGTGATGCTGGAACACTTAAAAGAATGGATTACTCTTACATAAAAGGTGGTGGAGGATTTGTCTATGTTGGTGGAGCATCACTTGTAAGTACAAATACATCACAATTAAATGTTGATAGTGTATTTTCTTCTACATATAGAAATTATAGAATTTTTATTGAGGCAACACAAAATTCAAATACAGGAGATATAAGAATGAAATTAAGAGATGCTTCAGGAGATATTACTGTTTCAAATGAATTTTATACTGTTTTGTTTGGTGGAGCTCAAAACGGTAATGTTCAAGCTGGAACACAAACGCAAGATAATTATTTTCGTTTATTTGAAAATACACCAGACCAAGGAAATACAGATTATCCAGCTTGTGTTTGTGAAATAACAATTTACTGCCCATATGTATCTACTGATCACACACACATGACATTTATAGGAAGTTACAAACATAGTGGTGGAGAAGAAAGAGCAAGATACGGAAGTTTATTAATGAAAGGTCAAAAAACAGTAACAGGATTAGCATTAGTTAGTTCAAGTGGATTAATGAATGATGCACAAGTAAAAGTTTATGGAATGGTAGATAGTTAAAATGTCTGAAGAAATTTACAAAATATACGACAATAAAGTTGGTTTACGAGATATGACAGACCAAGAAAAATCTATAAGAGATGCTGAAATTAAAGATTGGAATGATGATAAATCTAATAGGCAAATTTCTCAAATAAGAGAAATTAGAAATCAAAAACTTTTTGAAACAGATTATCTTGCTATGTCAGATAATACAATGTCTGATGAAATGAAAGCATTTAGAAAATCAATGAGAGATATACCACAAGATTATTCAGCAGATAAATATGATGAATTACTTGCTAGAGATGATAATGGTAATTTAACTCATTCAGTATGGAGTAAACCTTAATGGCATATATAGGTAAAACTCCAACATCAGGCGATTTTGTTTTACTTGATAGCATAACGACAAGTGCAACTGCTAGTTATACTATGCAAAAAAATTCTGTAAACTTTGAGCCACAATCAGCAAATCATATGATCGTATCTCTTAATGGAACAATTCAAGCACCTGTTAGTTCTTTTACTGTTTCAGGTTCAACACTTACTTTTGCTAGTGCATTAACAAGTTCTGATGTCATAGATTTTATTTTAGTATTAGGTAATGTAAATGATGTCGGAGTGGCTAGTTCAGTTGTTGATAGTGCAATCACAAAAAATAAATTAAATTTAATATCAACAAGTGGCAGTCCAGGTCTTGAAGTAAAAGGAGATGGCAGTTCAGAAAATGGCACAATACAACTTAATTGCTCAGCTAATTCACATGGAGTAAAAATCTCTAGTCCTGCACATTCAGCAGGTCAATCATACGAATTAATTTTACCAACAGGAAATGTAACTGCTGATAAATTTTTAAAAGTAGCAAGTGTTAGTGGTTCTGGTGCAACAGGTATTGGTCAATTATCTTTTGCTGATGGCGAGGGTGGTACGAATACCCCTTATTTTCATGTTACGAAAAGTGGTGACCAAGCAATTTCAAGTGATAGTTTTACAACAGTAACATTTGATTCAGAAATATTAGATAGTGGAAACGCATTTGCTTCTAATACATTTACAGCACCATCTTCTGGTTATTATTTTATATATTCACAATTAGTATGGAGTGGTACAACAAATTCAGATTATTCACTTAATAGATTAATGAAAAATGGTAGTCCTGTAAACTGGAACGCATTTTTTCAAACTAACAGCAGTGGAGGTTTTGGTGGGTTAATCATTTCATTATCAGCGAGTGATACTGTTACTGTACAATGTTATCAAGACTCTGGTGGTTCATTAAGTTTAAGAGGTGGAAGTCAAGATGAATGTCAATTTGGTGGATTTAAGTTAGTAACATGAGCAATTTATCATACAAAATTAGAGCATATCTTGGAAGATTACCAGATTTTAAATCTGAAGTTATTTTATATGATGATGGAAACGGAGTTGTTTATATTAAAGAATGGAACGCAACAGATAAAGTAAAACCAACTGATGCACAATTAAACGCATTAGAAAGTGAAGCAACAAAACTTGAAAACAATGCAAAAGCAGACGCAAATAGAAAAGCTGAGTATTTATCTTGGGAAGAACAACTAGATTATATCTATCATAATGGTATAACTAAATGGAAAACAGATCATATAAAACCAATTAAAGACAAATATCCGAAAGAGTAATTTATGGCATTAATTAAAACTAGAGCAAGAGGACTAAAGCTAGATGATAACTTTGCTTTTACAGGCACGATCACAGGTGCGGGAGAAAGTAATACACCAGCTTTCTATGTTGGAAAAACATCTAATCAATCTGTTTCTGATAATACAAAAACAAAAGTAACTTGGAATGAAGCCTATGATACTGATAGTGCTTTTGCTTCTGATAAATTTACAGTTCCATCTGGTAAAGCTGGAAAATATAATTTTTATATTCATGTTACTTTATCAACAACAGGAAGTTTTGGAGTAAGAAATCCAAGAGCATACATTTATAAAAATGGAAGTAGTCTTTATATGTTTCAAGGAGCTGTTAACGAACAAGGCATTGATAGTTATTCTGTAACAGGAACATTATCATTAGATTTATCAGTTGGAGATTATATTGAAGTGTATGCTAGAAATAGTATTGATCAAGGGTCAGCTCTTTTTTTAGGTAAATCTGGAGACTCGCCATACGAAGAAAGAACATGGTGGGGAGGTTATAAACAATCATGAGTACATTAAACCAAAAAATTAAATTATATTTAGAAAACAATTCAAAAAATTATGATGATGAATTAGAAAATTATGTTTTGCAAAATGATTTAAAAACACCACCAACAGGGAAAGTAAAACTTAACAATGATTATTTAGTAAGTTGGAATGTTGATGGATTAGAAGCACCAACACAATCGGATATAGATGCTTTATGATTAAACCTTGCGATTGTAATTTTAAAGAACAAGAGTGTAATTGTGGGGAATGATAAAACCTTTTGTAATAGGCACAATACTAGCCCTTATATTAATTTTTTTTCTTAATAGTATGATGAACTCAGCACTAGCTGAGACAAATACAGTATCATCAACAGTCGTAACAAATAATACTCCACCAACTGCGAGCAGTCCTAGTGTTGTTGTCAATAATTCTGATGTATGTAAAACTGCTGTAGCTGGTGCAGTTCAGACTCAGATACTTGGTATAAGTTCTGGTATGACAGTCACTGATGAGAATTGTGAAAGAATAAAATTATCAAGATCGTTATATGCTATGGGTATGAAAGTGGCTGCGATTTCAACATTATGTGCAGATTATAGAGTGTTTGACGCAATGTGGAATGCTGGAACATACTGCCCTTTTCAATCAGCCATAGGCGAGGATGCAAAAACAGGTTGGGAAAATAATAAAAGTTTGATTCCTAATGGTAGTTTAATATTTGTTGAACTTGAAAAAATAGAGGTTAAAGAAACACCACAAACAGTTAGAGATTTAAATGATTTTGAGAAATTTGTTATTGTCGGCATGGCTATGTATATTGGTGTGCCTATCCTTTTCTAGTAAAGCTGTAGATTGCACAACTGATACAGTAGGATTATGTAATCCCACTATTGAACAAATCATTGAGGAAGTAATCACTGAAACAATAGAGTTCCAATCTGACGGTATATTAACAACTACGACTACTGAAACTACTACTACGACAACAACTGTTTCTAATGAAGATTCTGGAGATATTTTAGATGGCGATAATGGTTATGTCACATCTTCAAAAGAGGGCGATATGGACATTGATTGGGGAGGTCAAGGACCTGCGACTATGCCGAGTGGTTCTGGTTGTTTCAATTTAGGAACTGATAAATGTGCCCAAATAACAGGCTCTGGTAATTCAACATCAAATATGGGTGTAGAGGGCATGGGTACTACTTTCATTAATACTGTTGATATATCAGACCTAAATATAAAATATGGTGGTAAAACTAACTATTCAATAAAGGTTGATAAACAGGATGCTTCTGATTCAATCTACATGCATATTACAGGAAAAAATGGCAATACAAATGTTTTTAGTGGTACGGATATTTTAAGTGCAAGTGGCACAAACTCTGGATTTGATACATACACAGGGGGATTTGATTTCTCTGGAAGTATTACAACTGTAATTATAGAGGTCGGAGGTAGAGATATCAATCTTGCAATCGGACCCTTGTTCGACGATGTCTCTGTTAACATTTTGTATAACACTATCAATACCATTGTTGAGCAAACGATAACAAGTGTTGAAATGTTTGTTGCTTTAAACCCTGATGTGCCTGATGAAGTAATAGATGTTGTTGAAGATATTTTTGATGCTAATATTCCTGTTGAATCTGATGTCGGTTTTGAGTTTGAACCTATTGAGGTAGAAGAAGTAAGTTATGAAAGTGTTGAAATAGAAATCGCTGAGATAGAAATAGAAGAAATACAAGTAGCAAGTGTTGATGTTTCAGAAAATGTTGAGGTCAGTGTGGCTGATGTGGAATCAGAAATTGAAATGGAGTTAGAAATGGATATTGAAGATGTTGAAACAGATACAACAGAACCAGAACCAACAGAAGAAACACCAAAGGATAGCGAAAGCACAGAACAACCCGAAGAAAAAACAGAAGAATCAACAGAGGAACCCAAACAAGAAGAAACAGAAGTAGCAGAGGCGAAAGAAGAAACCAACCAAGAAAAAAGCCAAGACGATGAAAAACAGGAATCATCTAAACAAAAAGCAGCTAAAAAAGTTTTGAAAAAGATTGATGATAAAAAGAGATATGATTCTACAAGTCAATTAAAAACCCTCGTTGTAATGCAAGTATTAGGAAACACTAAATCATTTTTTGATAGCCAACAAGAACTTAATGATAGGGCAAATTTTTTTACTAATCTAACTTTGCCAGATGCTGTCATATCTGATAATAATATTGCAGGATATTTACTGTTTGGTGGTAGTAATCAATTAATGAATGAAATGATAGAGAGTCAATGGCAACAGAAATAGATGTAGGTGGAGTAAAATTTAGAGGAGGTAAGATATTCCTCATCATAACTATTTTAAGTAGTTTTGTAGGGGTATTATGGGGTGGTTTTGAGGCATATCAGAGGTACTTAGATATGGAAGCCAAAATCAATAACTTTGTATCGCCAGATATGTCAGGTTTTGACAAAAAATTAGAAGTGTTAGATACTGAATTAAATATGTTACAATCAGAAATATCTATAATACTTGACGAGGTTGCTTTGGTGGCCGATGTTGCTAAAGAGCTCAAAAACGATTTAAAAGCAGATGTCCGTAGAATAGAAACTATTGTTGAAGATGTTGAGCAAAGAGTAAAAGAAGATAGCCGAGAAAATGCAAAAGATTTAAAAGAGGCTATTAATAATATAAAAGATGATATGACAGAACTAGAGGAAAAGGTTGAAAAGCAAATAAGAAACGCATTAGAGAACCCTTTAAGTAAGTTGAATTAAAACACATATATGATATTTATTGCCCATGAGTAAGATTACACCAAAAACTACAAAAGAGCATATTGTCAATATTTATAATAAAATAGAACAGTTAGAATCAAATCATATTTACCATTTGCAACAAGAGGTAAAAAAATTAAATCGTATTTTGTATGCTGTTGGTTTTATGGTTGCTACACAATTTATAGCATGGGGATTAAAATTTTTTAGCTGATGGACTTACATACTTTACAACAAGAAATAATACAGGAAGAGGGTGGTATAATACTAAAACCATATCAAGATCATTTAGGATATTGGACAATCGGTGCTGGCCACCTTATTAGAGATAATGAAAAACAAGAACTTATGCAACCGATTACATATCAAAGAGGTTTAGAATTATTTTTAAAAGATTTTAATGTATCAAAAAAAGATATGGAAACTTTTACTGAGGGTATGAGTATTGATGATAATGCCAAAGAGTGTGTGCTTCACATGGTATTCCAGCTTGGATTACCTCGTTTAAATAAATTTATTAAATTCAAAAAGTGTTTATCTGAAAACGATATAGAGGGTGCTATGGTTGAGATGAAAGACTCGTTATGGTATCGTCAAACTACCAATCGTGCTAATCGCATAATTGATAAAATGAAAAAAAGTATAGGAGTATAAATGGTACTAGGAAAATTATTAGGTGGTGATGCAATAAAAACTGTTGCTGGTGTTATTGATGATTTACATACCAGTGAAGAAGAAAAAGAACAGTTAAAAGTGCGATTTGCTGAGATAGAGTCACGATTAAAAGAAAAACAGATGGCGATTAATTTAGCAGATGCACAAAGCACTGCTGGTGGCATAAGTGGTATGTTACAACGCTCATGGCGACCTCTTATTGGTATGTCATGTGCTTTAGCAATTTTTTGGGAGTTTGTCTTGTCAAAATTTATTTTGTTTATTTGTGGATTGTTTCAGTATGAAGTGGTAAACATACCAGAGTTAGATATGGGAACTCTTATGCCTCTTGTGATGTCACTTTTAGGTATGGGAGCACTCAGGACGTTCGAGAAAACCAAGGGAATCTCGAAATAACGAAAGGAGTCAGTTATGGCAAAAAAATTTATTGAGGAAAAAGTCAATAGATGGTGGCATGCATTCACTGAGTTAAAATCATGGGTGCAGATAGCAATAGCAATCGTATTGGTTGTTTTAGTTCATAATTATATTTTGCATTAGTATGGCTAAGAAAAAGAAAAAAACTGTTGGTCTTACTAATAAACAAAAAAAGTTGCCGAAAGCATTACAAATGGCGATTTTAAAAAAACAAAAAAAGGGAAAATAATATGCCAAGAGGAGTAGGTTATAGCTCAGGTAGGAGTTCAATGAGGTCAAAACCCATGAAACCTAAAAAAGCTAAAAAGAAAAAAAAGAAGAAAAAATAATGGTTAAGGTTGCGTCTATAAAAAACATCACGAAAGGTTTGAAACCAGGACAAAAAAAAACCATGAATCGTCACGCAAGACATCATAGTTTGAAACACATGCGGTCAATGGCTAATGCGATGAAAAAGGGTGCAACCTTTACACAGGCACATAATAGAGCCATGAGGTCAGTAGGGAAATGAGTACAGGGTTTACGACTACTGCCACAATATCTGAATTAATAGACAAAAGACCTATAAAAAGGAAAAAACGATCAAACAGGTCTAGAAAAGCTGTGAAAAAAAGCTCATACAGAGCCACACAGAGGCTTTTGAGGGTTTAGGGGTACTAATACCCCCAGACCTCAATTCTTGCACTTAAAACAGCTTCATCTCGCCAAATCCAATCATCAGGGTTTGGAATCAAAGAATTTTTAACATCTTCGGCTGAATTAACAGTTTTTAGATAATAAGCCATAGCAGTTATAATATGCTCACATAATTTCATGGCATAATGATAATCCGTAAGAGACATTTCATAAAAATCTGTACCTGTTTTTTTAGCTACAAGATACCATAATTTTTGATTAGCATTTGTGCCTCTATGATAGATAGCTTGTTGCATGGCATGAGACATAGAGATACCGTTTGGTTTTCTCTTAGTGGTTTTCAAATCAATATAGAAATCTTCATTAGTATATTTATCTTCCATGTGAAAGTCAGTATAACCAATCAGAGGTATGCCTTTGATATCTAGTTCTACTTTTTTTTGATAACCTATAAGATTCCATTTGAAAGCATGATCTCTAAACTTTTGAACACCTAAATTTAGCAAAGGCGATAAATATTCTTTTTCCTCTGCAGTTTTAGGGTCATCAATTCTTGAGCAGTTTGCGTCAAACTCATCATGCATTTTTTTATCAGCTACTTCTAGATGCAATCCATTAAGAAACATATTTAAACCAGACTCAACTGCTTTTCCTCGTTCAGCAGCAGCACTACTAGCAAACTCATAACCGAATATCCTACGCAATGCCCACCTCTCACGATTAAAAGCGAACTCGTTTAAATGGCTAAATGACAGTGGCAATAATTTTTTTTTATCGCCACTATCAAACTTTTGAAAATGTTCTATCATATCAAGTCAATATATTCTTTTTGTTTTTCAACAATATTAGTTACTTTAACTTGTAAATGCATTAGATCATCACTGATTGCACCTTTACCAAACTTATGAAGATACATAGCAATAGCAATCCTCAAGTTTTCCATGACATGCAAATCTTTTGTAGCATGAAATATAGCACCTTGTAATTGCTCTTCATGTTCATTGTGATATGCTTCTTGTTCTTCTGGTGTTAGTTCTTCTAATAAACGATCAGACATTATTTTCCCTCCATTGAATATTGTGCGAAAGTCTTACCCTGTTTGGTAATATTTTCAGTTATTATATCATAACCCTCTTTTCTTAAATCTAAAATTCTAGCACTTAACCTAAAGCAACCGAACTTTTCAAGAGCATCTATGGGGGTTAGTTTTTTACCTTTGAGTAGGTAATTTAAGATTTGTTTATTCTGGCTCATACAACCTCCTTCTATAAGTGTTTTGCCAACTCCCTTTCGTTAACGACTTTAGTTCTTAAGTCTTCACGAAAGGTTTTAAAGGTTTCGTATCTAATCTTAGCACGATTCCTTTCTTTAAGAACTTTCTCGTATCTATCGGTATAGTCCTTAAACCTTTTATCTGAATAAATGTGTGCATTTAATTCAGTAGTATTCTTATACTTAATATTTTGACAGTAATAAAGGGTTAATTCTGATACTAACATTTTTTCCTCTTTTTTAAGGAGTTCTAATGCTGTATCGCTATCGCTATATTCAAGACCTAGTATCTCTTGTTGATGAGATAATTGGCTAGGCTCAAACTCTAGTGAATATATATCAGTCGCCATTGTTTTCCTCGTACTCTTTGTTATCTATTTTTTCTTTCAATCTGATTCGCCATTCTTCGTTTATATCTTTGTGTTGATGTGCAATCGTATGACAGCTTCTGCATACAGGAAATAAATTATCAATCCTATTAAGGCGATTATTTTTTACTCCTCCCATTTTTTTTGAAATCAAGTGATGGATATCTACTGCTGGTTTTTGATAACATCCCCAACACATAGGGGTATCTTGTTCGTGATACCCCCAGTATTTGCTAAAAAGTAGTTTATAGTTTTTCAAGGTTTTCATTGAAAGACTTTACAGCATTTTTAGTAAGATCTGAAATATCAGTTACTGCAAAATGCCCACTACCCATAGCACGACCAACTATGCCAGTCACAAAGATATCTCTTCTTTGCGTCACATCCTTACTGACAATAGGTCTAGATGTAGTAGTGATTGCCGAACTACTACCATCTTGCGTGTGATCTGCAACAACCTCAATGTCTTTGACATTAGTATAGGGATTACCATTTGCAGATGTCTTTGTATTAACCACTGTGAAATTTATAGCATCGCCACTTTTAGGCATAGGGTTAAGCACTGTGCCTCGGCAGTATAATCTAGTACCGTCTATCAAATCTATTGAGTAGTTTGGTACTCCGTCTTTAGTATTGTCGAATATTTTTTCTATAACATTTGACATATTACCTCCTATTATTATTATTTATTAAGAACATTATAACCTCTACCCTCTAAACAATTATTAATTAAATCTTGTCTAGTAGTTAATTTGGGAGAGAGCCATAAAATCCTCCAACGAAAAGAATTATATACTATTTTGCTTTTATCGGCTACGATATTGGTATTATCTTTGACGATATCTTGGCATGTATATAAGTCATCATGATATCTGTTCATATCCCCATTGATATTAGCAGATGATTTGCCTCTACTGTCAACTATTGGTGCCTTGCTACAACCGAAAACGACCATAGCAAGACATATTAAAATAAACATTGTTAATACCTTGAAAAACATTTTGTAGTAAGTTTTTTGTTGAGATATCACATGTTTATATTCAATGACAGGTTTACGAGTTCTTAGACAGTACCCGACAATGCGGGTACTCATATAACCATAGGGAAAAAATTTATTTCTCTTTGGCATATCAACTCACTATTTTTAAGTGATCTTTTTTGACAGGTGCAGTCGAACCAAATGCCTTACGCAAGACTTTATCAAGTTCGTCTATACCTATCATCAAAAGTTTATCCATGAGTTCTTGTTTGCACTCACAATAAGTAGGTGCCTCAATAATCTCAAGATTATGCCTATTGATTAATTGTTTATCATCAATAGAACCAACCCATTTAGTACCAGACTCACCGTCCAGACCAATAGTTTTTTTTACTTTAATAATATCCACTTTGACAGTTCTGCCAACAAATGGAATGTAGTCAACATAATGACCATGCTTTTTAGTCTTCATTTTTAAGTGCCTCCAACTTTTTAGGTGTCCAATATTTATCTCTTTCAATGCCTAAACCAAAAGCACCTTTATAAGAGGATAGTTCATCAATACTGACATAACCCAATTCTTTTTCAAATATTTCACATAACCCATAAGCAACATTAGTTTCTGGATCAAGTTCAGATAGATACCAAGTGCCTTTGCCTGTTGGGTTAAATAGTTTAACATAAGCAAGGGAAGATTTACTTCCCTCGGCTTTCTTATGGTTTTTGATAAGTTGCTCTCTTATCGCTTTAGTGAATAAGTTCATTGTGCCTCCTTTTGATAATAACCATAAATACAACGCATACCTTGACGGTCTGGGTTATAAATATCGTTAATGACTTTATCTACAACACAAGTTAAATGTCTTGATAAACTTAATATTGCAGTACCGTTAGGCACCTCATCTTTTCTAAGATGATACTTACAACCACTGCCAATAGTCATAAGAGGCACCCATTTAAAACCAATATCTATAATATATTGATGATAAACTTGTTTGAAATTACCATTTCTAGGCGATGTTTGATTTCTTAGTTCCATTTGCCTTGATAATTTATTGTTATGGTCGTCGATATAATTTTGATTTAGATTAAACAAATCATCATAGACTGACTTATAATCAAAACCACTTGCGATACTTATTGCTCTAACAACACAATCGCCAGACGTACCTTTGAAATATTTGGAACGACCTCCGTCATTATATTGGAAATCACATCCCCATATTCTTTTTTTGTAATCAATACCACCAGCTCTACCTAGATGATGATATATTTTACCTTTTTGTATTTTGGTCATTATTATTGCCTCCATTATTATTATTATTAATTATTCTGCTACTCATAACTTGATTAGCATTATTATCAAAGACGGCACTACTACCGTCTAAGAAAACTATTTTAAAGTAATGAGTGACCTTACCATTTTCGATGAGGTCAACTCTTTTTGAAGATTTGAAAGGTTTAGGTAACATTATTGAGCCACCCTTAAATCATTTTCATCAATCCAAAAACTGCCACCTAAAAAAGCAACAAGATAATTTTGATCAATAGGATTAATTGATTTTATAACACCCATATAATACTTATCATTTAGATCGCAATAATATTGAACAGTTTGATTAACTTTATATTTCATTATTGAGCCCCCAAATAAATAATACAACCTAAAGCAGAACCAAGTTTATTAACAAGCATTCTATTAGATTTTTTTAGATTTTGGACAGCAATATCAGCACCAACAGTTTCGAACTGAACGAAACCACTTTTATCAACATAAGATAATTGAACTTTGATTGCTTTGATAACAACACCGTAAGCAGTATTATAATCGTATGAATTAACACCTTTAGTAAAAGTATATTTTCCAAAAGTGAAAGTTCTAGTTTGCACTTTATGAGCCATTTGACCCTCCTTATTATTATTATTATTAATCATAATAGAAACCTACTAAATTTTTTAGGTTTTGACTACATAAATCGTCATAAAAAAACCCTTATAAAACCTTGATTATTTAACTTTTTTTTAATAAAGTAAGTATGCTTTTTCTTTTTTAAACATAAAAAGCTCTTTTTGTGGTGTCGCCTCCAACTTGACACTACATATTGGGGGTAAGTTAGTTTATCCTTGCCCCCATGACAAAAGAGATTGATATTCAAATAGCATGTAATTTTTTGTTAAATGAACTATCAGAGATTTATATTTTTAGGCACTATCATATAGCCAATGAGGGTAAGCGATCAGTTCAATATCAAGTAAAATTAAAAAAAATGGGTTTTAGGTCAGGTGCACCAGATTTAGTTATAGAGTACCCACAGGGCAAACTTTTATATGTTGAACTTAAAAACGAAAAAGGGCAGTTATCTCAATCTCAAAAACTATGGAAAATACAATCTAGTGCTTTAAACACGCCACATTTTATTATAAAAGGTAATATTAAACAATGTTTAGAACAGTTAGTAGAAATTATTGATAAATATGTCCCTCGTCGTACAGGTCAATCAAAATAAAATTTTATTACCCAAAGACACACATGACCAGGACAGATTTATCGGTAAGTGGCATAAGGCTCAAACCCTTGCAATAGCAAAAGTTCAAGACGATTGGTTATTCAAAGACTACACACCAGAAGAATTTGATTTCAAAGTCAATGAATACACTTTAAAATATTATAGGCAAAATAAAAATGGAGGCTAATTATGTTTATAGAAGAAAGTTCAAAACCTAAAGATAAACTCAAAGCATGGTATTTATTTACCGAAGATTTTATCGCAGGAACTCAACATTTAACTAATCAAGAAATAGGAATTTATATTCGTTTGCTTTGTTGGAATTGGAATAAAAGATGTTCGGGTATACCAAATAACAAAGAAACTTATTATCGTATTGCAAGTGCATTTGTTGATCATGAAAAGTTTTCATGTGAAAAAGTTATTAAAGAAAATTTTGTATTAGTTAATGAACATTGGCAAAACGAAAGACAACTACAAGAATATTTATATATTACAAAAAGGATAGAGGCATCAAAAGAGAATGGTAAACTAGGTGGTCGTCCAAAAAAACCTAGCACAAACCCCCCTACCTCTACCCCTACCCCTACCATTAATAATAAATATAATAGAGATTTTGAGGATATATGGAATAGACTGTATAATAAACGAGGCAGTAAATATAGAGCATATGAGCAATATAAAATAGCAATAAAATTTCCTGATGTTGATTCAGATAGATTAGTGATGGGTTATAATAAATTATGTTCAGCTACTGATGAAAAAAAGTTTGTGCCTCATTTTAGTAAATGGTTAAAAGATCAAAGGTGGGAAGAGTTTATACCAGAACCAACATCAAATTTAGGTGTAGTCAACCACGATGACACTAGATTACAAATGTTTGTTGATGCTATTAGAGATAAAAAAGTCACACGATTTGTTAAAGACTGGGCATTAAAACACAAAGATGTTATTGATAGAGGTATAAAACTAGGTAAAATAACAAAACAACAAGCCATTGAAGATTTAGAAATGGCTAGTGAATATAGGTAATATTATGCAAAATATAGAATTAGAAAAAATTATCCCTTACTCAAGAAACCCAAGACAAAATCAACATATTGATAAAGTTGCTGGTTCTATCAAAGAGTTTGGATTTCAACAACCGATCGTTGTAGATATTGATAATGTGATAATTGTCGGACATACAAGATATTTAGCTGCAAAAAAACTTGGTATGACACAGGTTCCTGTTATTATCGCCGATAAATTATCAAAAAACCAAGTAAAAGCATATAGGATTGCTGACAATAGAGTTTCTGAAGAATCAACTTGGAATAATGAATTACTTAATCTTGAGTTACTAGATTTGCAAAAACAAGAGTTTGATCTTGATAGTTTAGGATTTGAGCAAAACGAACTAAATAAAATTTTTAATCAAGATGATCCATTGTTTGTATCGCCTGAACAATCTGGTATGGAAACTGACACAGATAATATTGAAGATTTTATACCATCACAAGTTAGAATGGTGCAATTATTTTTAAATTCTGAATCTGAACCAAAATTTAAAGAAATGATAGAGTTACTACAGAATAAATATAATACTAATAATTTAACTGACACCGTATATAATGCGATAAAAAATGAATACGATAGAGGTTAAGCCAATACTAAATGATCAAGAAATCAAAGATTTACATGGTAAATTTATTGATGAAACATTTTTAAAATATCCAGTTATTAATACTGATACAATAGTTAAAAATGAAAAAGGCGAGACATTACTTGTATTTTTAAAAAATGTAATACCAAATAATATTGCTTTTGAAGCATATAAAGTTTTTAGAAAAGCAACAGCAGTATCAAATAATCGTGGTCAAGCAGCTGGTCCACTGCCACCAGAACTTAAAACAGGCGATAAAATAGACGGATTAACAGTAGGTAAAGTAAGAGGTAATCGTTTTTGGCCATTAAGGAAAGACGGTACATTATCTAATAGTCCAAAGGCAAGGGCAGTTTATAGTTCAATCGTTGGATATGCTGATAGATATTCAAGGATACCATATTGTAGGACTACAGAGTTCACACGAAAATATTTTGAAGAATATAAAAAAACTTTACCTTATGTAAAATATATTGGAGATTTATTTAAAAGATACATTCCAGAAAGATATGAACCACAAAAAAAAGCATGGTATAACACTCATGAAGATTTTAAAATACCAGAAACCCCATTCACAACGATTACAGTAAACAAAAATTTTAGGACTGCTTGTCATTATGATGCTGGCGATTTAAAAGAGGGTTTCGGTAATCTAGGAGTTTTGCAAGCTGGCGATTATAAAGGTGCATATACTATAATACCGAAATATGGTGTTGGTGTTGATGTTCGTAGTTGTGATTTAGCATTTTTTGATGTTCATGAACTGCATGGTAATACAGAAATAAAACCTATCGGCAATGCAGAAAGAATCTCAATAGTGGCTTATTTTAGGGAAAAAATGACAGAATGTGGTAGTGCAAGTCAAGAATTAGAAAGGGTAAAATATGGAGGATAAATTTACAAACATATATGAAAAAAATATATGGGGCAAAGGTTCAGGAGCTGGTAGTTCTTTCAATTACAACAAAAAATATATTTTGTTTTTACAAGAATTTTTTTTAAAAAATAATATAAAATCCATCTTAGATGTTGGGTGTGGTGATTGGCAATTTAGTCAATTTGTAAATTTTGATGGTATAAAATATAAAGGGATAGATGTTGTTTCCTCAGTCATTGATGGAAATGCTAAATTTGCAAATGAAAATATAGATTTTATTTGTGGTGATATCAGTGATTTTAATCAATTAAAACCATACACAAATGTTGATTTGATTCTTATCAAAGATGTTTTACAACATTGGCATGACCAGGAGGTTGATGTTTTTTTAAATAATATATCAAATACAAATGCAAAAAATATTTTAATTACAAGTGCTTATAAACATTTTAGAGATAAAAATAAAAGTCTTTACCCAAGAAATATAGATAATAAATATTCATTTGCACCACTTGATTTGATGCATAGTAAATACAATCATTTTAATTTTAAAAAGGTTTTTAAATACAAATTTAAAGAAGTTATTTTGTATCAAAACAAAACACAATGAATTTTAGAATAGCCATACCCTCAATATCAAGAGCTGATACTATCACAAAAAAAACATTAAATTATTTGAAACAAACAGATGTTGACATGGCAAAAGTCGATATTTTTTTAAGCAATCCAAACGAAGAACAGGCATATAGAGAAAATTTACAAGATTATCCTGTGAATATAATAATAAGCAATACAAAACATGTGAACACTCAACGCAATTTTATAGTTAATTATTATAAAGAAGATGAACTTATTTTAGGTATAGATGACGATATAGACATGGTGGCTATGAAAGTTGATGACAAAAATACAACACAATTAAACAGTTTAGTAGATTTTGTTGAACAAGCATTCACAATATCACTTGATAGAAAGATAGATATGTGGGGAGTTAATCCTGTTATAAATCCTTATTTTATGAAAAACAATGTAACATTTAACCTAAAATATATTGTAGCTTGTTTTTATGGTTGGCGAAATAATCATGAAAAAAAAGCATATGTTTCAACAAATCCAGAGTATGGTAAAGAAGATTTTGAAAGATCAATAAGATATTATATTGCTGATGGTGGTGTAACTAGATTTAATTATGTAGCACCCAAAACAAAATATTATTCAGAAAAAGGTGGCATACAAAATTATAGAACTGTTGAATATGAAGAAACAGCAGTACAATGGTTATTAAAAACTTTTCCAATGTTTTGTAAACGCAATACAAAATCAAAAGGTAAGTATCCAGAGGTAAGGTTGATTGACCAAAGGAGGAAAAAAAGATAAAAAAGTCAAAATTAAGTTAAATTACCCATAACTCAGGGGAAAGAGGATTAAATGACAGAGAAAAAAAAGGTAGGCAGACCTAAGAAAGAACTGCCATATACCCTAGAAGATATAGAAAAACTAGCAGCAATGCAGTGTACTCGTGAAGAGATTGCAAACTTTTGTGGTGTATCAGTAAGCACACTAAAGCGTAATTTTGACCCCCCTATAAAAAAGGGATGGGATATGGGCAAAAGGTCATTACGAAGAGCTATGTTTGATAAAGCTATGCGAGGTAATACGACAATGTTGATATGGCTTTCTAAAAATTATCTAGGTATGAAAGATAAGGTTGAAACATCTGAAGAATCAGAACCATTGCCTTGGAATACTGACCTTGTTTAATGCCACTAACTAAACCTCAAGCAGAGGTAATAAATAATCCCTCTCGCTTTAGGATATTAATTACAGGTAGAAGATTTGGTAAAACTTTTCTAGCAATCCATGAACTTGCTAGATTTGCAAGGTTTCCTAATAGAAAAGTTTGGTATGTTGCACCTACTTATAGACAGGCAAAAGCAATATGTTGGCAAGAATTAGTACAAAGATTGCGTAAGCATAATTGGTTATCAGAAGTAAATAACAGTGATTTGACTGTAACATTGCGTAACAATTCAAAAATATCGCTTCGTGGTGCAGATAATGAAAATAGCTTGCGTGGTATAGGTTTAGATTTCTTGGTCATGGACGAGTTTGCTGACATAAGTCCTGTTGCTTGGTATGAAGTATTGAGACCTACTCTCAGTGATACACAGGGGCATGCTTTATTTTGTGGCACTCC